ATGTTTTTTGATGCCCGTGCGGCCAAGCTGTTGCAGCCCGGCCAGCACATGGTGATTGACGGCTGCTCGGGTCTGCGCCTTGTCGTGTCCAGCAGCCGCAAGACGTGGATTTACCGGTACAAGGCGGCTGACGGCCGCATGAAGCAAGTCGCCATCGGGCAGTGGCCAGCGTTGTCGGTGCAGGCAGCTGCAGCGCAGTGGCAGGCGTTGCGTGACCAGCGGGGCGATGGGGTTGATCCTGGCCAGCGGCGCCGGGCCGAACGTAAGGTCCGGCACGGTGAGCTGGAGCGCCCAACAGCCTACACCGTGCGTCACCTGGTGCAAGACTACGTTGATGGTCACCTTGCCCTCAATCGCAAAGAAGCTGGCCTGCTCGCATCCAAGCGCGCCTTGGCCAAGCTGCTCGATGGCAGCGCAGACTTTGCGGCGCGGCCCGCTCAAGACATCAAGCGCGCCGATGCTTTTGACATTCTGGACGCCCGAAAAGCTACGCCAACAGCGGCCGCAAAGCTACGCTCGCTGCTGGGTGCGGCGTGGGATTACGCGCTCGACGCCGGGCGGCTGGACGGCGACACGCCGAACTGGTGGCGGGCGGTGATGCGGGGGCGGCTGAAGAGTCAAGGCAAACGCATCGGCGGCGAGCACGTTGGCCAACAGCGCCGGGTGCTGCAGCCGGGTGAAATTGCCGCGCTGCTGGCCTGGCTGCCCAACATGCACGCCGTTGGCCGCGATGCTCTACAGCTATACCTGTGGACCTGCGCGCGCGGCGGTGAGATTTTCGGAATGCGCCTGGAACACATCACGCATGAAGCTGACGGCTGGTGGTGGACTGTGCCCAAAAAATCGACGAAGAACGCCCGGCACCACCAGGCGGTGGATCTGCGTGTGCCGCTGGTCGGGCGGGCGCTGGAAATTGTGCAGCGCAGGCTGGCTGCGGTCGGCGAGTCGGGCTGGTTGTTTGAGGATGACGCTGGCCAGCAGTACCGGCAGCACTTCTTTTCAACCTACATCTACAACCTGCAACCCTACTCCGCCAAAGTGACCGGACGCCAAAGCGCTGGGCTGGTGCTACCGGTGGCGCACTGGTCGCCGCATGATCTGCGGCGCACCGGGCGCACGCTGCTGGCGTTGCTGGGCTGCCGGGATGAAGTCGCTGAAGCCATCATTGGCCATATGCCAAAAGACATTGTGGGCACGTACAACAGGCACAGCTACGACGCAGAGCGTCGGCACTGGCTGGGCCTGCTGGCAGCGCATCTGGAGGGCCTGGAAACGGCAGTTTAGGCGTCGTTGAGCATCTTGATGCAAAAAAGCTCCCAGAGGCCTGGGTGCATTTTTGCCTTTCCCGACTCCCAGTCTTGCCAAGTCCTCAACACCGAATAAATTGCTTGTGCTGCCTCGGTTTGATTGAGGCCCGCCTTGCCCCTGGCCTCTTTGATTTCCGTCGGCGTCGGACTGGGTGGCCTGACGGTGATCACTGCACGCTCCAGGGCTCAAGGCACGGGATTTTAGGCACCTTGCGATACTTGCCGGGCCATTCTGCGGCGCGGCCCTTGCGCGTCCACGCGACGACTTTAAAACCGCCGCCCTGCTCGATGTCCGGCAGCAGCCGGTCAGTCTGCTCGATGGACAGGTGCAAACAATACGGCGAGTTGCTATGGTCTTCAAACAGCAACTCGATGCCTTCCGCCTTCTTGCGCTCGGGCCACGGCCCGCGCGAGACGATGACGTATTGCGCCGTGCGCATTTCTTTCAGGTCAGCCATTCGGCTGTCTGGCACCAGCAGCCGCCCGGCACCAGCATTCCAAGTCAGGAAAAACAAGCCTGCAGCAGCGTGCTCGCTGTCCCAATAATTTGTATCGGCTAGTTCGGGGCCGTTGTTTGTGATTTTCAGCATTGCCATCCTTTTTTCAAAAATTGCTGCGAACTTGCGCTGGTTGATCGGGTGGATCTGGCCCGCGTTGAGCTGGGCGTAAATCCCTCTGGCCGACACACCCAGCGCGCCTATCTGGGCACCCGTCTGCACGGTGCCCAGCATCACCCAGCCGGGCGGCGCGGCGCGCTGGTAGAGGCGCCACGGGCCGCCCAGCGTGACCACCAGGCGGCCACGGTTTGCGTGGTTCGGATTCAAGCCAGTTGTAATTCGAGGCTTTCGGGCAGGCCGTTTGAAGCAATCTTGTGGGTCGCCAGCACATGAGTCCAGCCCAGCACAAGCCCTGGCCTTGAGGCAAAACGCATGATCTGGCAGGCATATCCGTGGACATCCCTGATTTCCTTGCCTTGATCGCCTTCGCGCAAAACAAAACCGTCTGGCAGCTTGACTGCCACCGTCATACTGGCTCCGTGCTGGTCAAGCATTGCGCTATCGCGGATGATCGGCGTGTCGCCGGTTGGTGTGTAAAGCAGGTGTGCAATCATTTTTAATTTCCATCCCCTGAAACCCGAGGCGCGGTCTGGTGTAAATCACCACTGCAAAACCCGCAGGGCGGGCTTCACGGTGTGCGACTCAATAGTCTGAGGGCTTGCCTATGCAATCGTTTTGCAGCCAGGCTTGCGATTGTGCGTGCTGATGTGCCGAAACAATTTTCTTTGCTGTATTCGAGGCTGGCCTGTCTCCATCAATGATTTCTGGGTAGATAAGAATTCCTGGCTTGATTGCGTAGAGCTTCAAATCTTCCTCGGTCAAATCCAGCATGTAGTTCTGCAGGCGACCCTTATTTTCGGTGTCGGCCCAATATGGATTGAGGCTTGGGTCTGCCTTAATCTGCTCAGCAGAGGGGACGCGCAGCGTTGTCGAGTCTGCATGCACGCGGGCCACAGCTACCCCAGCGCTTGATTCAATCGCGAAATTAAGCCACCAGGCCCGCGTGGTTGTCTCAACCACGTCACCATTAATTTTGTTGACTATTTGCATAATTTGTCTTCTGTGCCCCTCATTCCGGGAGGCTCCGTTTGCACCAGATTTTCGGTGCATGGCTTTTTTATTACACGGATTCCGTGTAATAAAAAATATTTCAACTATTTTTTCCGGCCCGGCCGCAACCGCTGTTCACTGGCGGCAGCAAGTCCGACACCGGCAAGTTCTTGCCCCACGTCTCAAGCTCCTCCACCAGCCAGGCCGAACGCCCGGCGCTGAGCTTGCGCGGCTTGGGCGCATTGCCTTGGGCCACCAGCTTGTCGAGCATTGAGCCTGAGATTGACAAAAAGACTGCCGCCTGTTCGCGGGCTAGGTAGAGCGGCTTGAGGTAGATGATGTGCTGGTGTTTGCTCATCGGGTCACCCCGCGCCACACGTAATCGCCCTTGTCCTCGCGCATGGCGGGCTCCTCACCGACGCAGTGGCATTCGTAGCCTGACAGGCCATCGGCCACCGGTCGCCAGAAGTTGCGTACCTTGCCGCTTGGGACATGGTTGTCCTCTTTGGCGTCGGTCAGATCAAACTGTGCCAGCACCCACAGCGCATCGGCAGCGCTGCAGCGGTTACCGCAGGCGCTGATGCTCAGGTGGTACTCGGGGCCAAGGCTGGGCTGTCCGGGGTCGGTGGCCACCTCGACCGCAGAGATCGCCAGCAGGCCGGTCTGGAGGTGATACCAGGTCTGGTTTGGGTAACCGCCCAGCGCGTCAAGCTGGCGGGTCATGTGGTTTTTGATCTGTTCCCAGCCGCGCCCGTTGGGCACTTTGGGCTTGACGATGGATTCGACGTTGATGGGTTGGGCGTTCATGGGTTTTCTTTCTGTTCGGCCAGGCGCTTGAGCAGTGCGTTGTGTTCTTCAAGGCTGCGGATGACTGGATCGCGAAGGGCAAATGCTTTTTTGGCCGCATTGGCCCGAGACAGGATGGGATTGAGGTCTGCGCGAATGACGGCAAAAAGCGACCTCAGGCCGGCCTCATGAGGCTTCAAATAGGCCTCCCCCATATGCTTGTAAAAAATGCTGAGAAAAGCGTCGTCGCCGTATCCGGCCAGGGCATCCAAAGCTCGCAGCTCTGGCTCTGTCAGCTTGATGGTGGCGCTCACCTCGACGCGAGGGACTTGCATAAGTCGGCTCATGACAAAGCCTTCGGCAGCGTGGACAGCAGCGCATGAATCGCATTGATGGAAACCGCCTTGTCGGCTTCTGGTGCCGGAAGCATTCGCATCACGGCTTCCATCTTCCGCAATTCGCCTTCTGTGTCGGCACCGATCATCCCGGCCAGCGCGGAGCGCAACAAGGCAATTTCGGCTTCGGCTTTTCGCATTGGGTGGCGTTCGCAGACCTTGATATGGTCTGTCAGAACTTGGCTGCCGTGTGCTGGGGTTTCTTGTGGATATTCGTGCCCACAATAAACGCACGTGAGTGTTCTTTTGCTTTCGACCAGATCGACGTTTTCCTGCTCAATTTTCTTCCCGCGCTGATGAAGCATCATTGCGAAATTTGCCACGTCCACCGGATCGCCTTTCTCGACGTGGTTGCGCAGCATCCGAGACAGGTCTGCGGCGGTGCATTGCAACGGGTCATGCCAGCCGCTTCTGCCCTTGATGTGGGCGCTAGCCATCTTGGCTTTCATGGCGGCGGTGAATCGGTCAACGGCAGTTTCGTCGCGTCTTGGCAAGATCGTGTCCGGTGCTTCTCTCGCAAACAGAGCGATGATCCCGTCTTCGGTGTCGTAGATCGCCAGCAGCACCCAGCCGTCGCCAACTGGTGGAGATGGCTCCCAGCCTGCGCAGCTGCCCCCGTCGCTGACCGATTCGAGCAGGGCTTTGTCGGTGCAGTCGTCTTCCAGGAAGATCCATCCCGCCTCGACGCCGAACGCGGCCAGCAGCTTTTTGAAATTGACGTTCTCGTCTGTCAATGGAAGAGCTGGATGGTAGAAGTAGCCATCCTCGTCACGGATGATTTCGATGGGGGCCAGCAGGCTGTCGCGCAGGCCTTCGAGGTTGTGGTTTTGTGTGAGGTTCATGATTTTTCCTGTTTTGCCAGTTCGGTTTTGAATTCGTTGTGATCGCGCTCCACCAGTTCGGCCAGCTCAATGAGCTGCCGGGCCTGGGCCACCGCGTTGCGCAGGGTGTCCAGCGCAGCGCTTCTGGTGCGGCGCTTGGAGTACCGCATTGGGTCTTCGTTGTCGTATTCCATGCGGCTGGCATCGGTCAGTACGGCTGCAAAGTCGCGCGCCAGGGTGTCGGCGCTCATGTTGCCAGCTCAATTGATTTGTTGTTGGCGACCAGGTGGCGCTGCAGCGCCCCGAATGTCGGCCATCCCCACTCAAAGGTGGTGAGCGTCTCGTCAAGGCGGTCGCCCCACATCCTTTTGATGGCGGATTTTGAAAGCCCATCCGTCATCCGCTTTTTTGCGGCCGGTTTGTAAATTGGCACCTTCCTTGGCCGCAGAAACCGCTTTTGCTCTTCGCATTCGGAAATAAGCCATGCACCTTTGAATTCACCGTTCACATACGGAAAAATCATGAATTTCAAAGGTTTGCACTGTCTTACCTGCAGCAGCAGTCTGTAGCCGTCCACATTGAGTTCAACGCAACCATATGGGCTGCTCAGCTGCTGTTCGACCTGCAGCCATTCGTTTTTGGTCATTTGGCGTCTCTTTTGAATTCGATTTTGTGAACCCACGGGTTTGCAGCAACGCTGCCCGCGCCGTTGATAAATTCCCAGAGCGAAAAGTAGCTCTGGCGCGGGTCTGTGCCGTGGAAGTGGCGGCCATCCGGCAGTCCGTAGCCGTCGGTAATCTTGACGATGCCCTCGGCCAGCGCGTCGGCTTCGGTGATTTCCTGCAGCCGCTCGACGCCCCGGCCGATGATCTCGGGCGCGAACCTGCTGGTCATGCGGGGCATGAACAGCGCCGGGCGTTTCCACCAGTCTGGTGTGGCGCTGCGCGCTCTTGGGGTCGGGGCGGCTTCCGGCTCATCAGCCGCGTATCGGTATTCGCGGCCAACTTCCTGCGTCATGTCGATGAAGTGCCACTCGTCGCGCTTTTTCTGGGCGCTGTACCGTGTGACCCAGCAACCGAAGGCGAAGAAGGTTTCCTTCACGTAAAAAATATCGCCAATCTGACCGTAGGGGCAGCCAAGCTCATCGACGCTCCACCATCCGCCGCCGAATTCTTCCGTGCAAAAATCACCAGTCTCCTCGCCGCGAAAGTGCGGCTCATCCACGTACCAAGTGCAGCCCTTTGGCATCTTCCAAGCGCGTCGCGTCTGGGTTTTGTGGCCGTCCCGAATGGCTTGGACCATCGGGCGGCTGAAAAGCATTGATTTTTTCATGTCGAGTTCTTTTGGTGCCCTCCAGCGTGCTGGCGGGCGGGGTTATGTGAATGCCTCTTCAGCGCTAAAAAGTAATGGCTGCACGGCCCCGTTTTGATAGATGGTCTCCATCACCGTGTCGGCTGTGGGCTCGTCACCGTCCCAGCCGTCGGGCCAGGTCTCAAGCGAGATCAGCTGCCGGATGCGGGCTTCCTCTTCTGCGTTGATCAGGCTGATTTCTGGCCGGCCTTGCGCCTGGGCGGCTGCGTTGATCTCGCCTTGAATGCCGAGAATGCGTGTCAGGCCCATCAGCCGCGCCTCGAAGGTCAGCGGTCCCATGCGCTGGGGGTTCTTGGCGATGCCGCCATCTTTGAGCCGCTCGATGCCTGCCTTCTTGAGCCGGTGCTTGGGCTCACGCAGTTCACGCCACAGCGGCCGGATGCCCTTGAGCGGCGCCAGGTAGGCCCAGCGGTCGTTTTTCAGGATCGTGTTGAGGGCGCTGTCCTCTTGCGCCAGCGGGCAGCCGATGCAGCCGGTGCGGGCGTTGATCTCCTCGGCCTCGTCGCCGCCGTAGGCGTCGGCAATGGCGGCCGTGCTCCAGTCGCCGAACTGCGCCGCCGGTGCCCAGTGCTTGAGCCACTCCCAGACGTGGCAGACGCGCCAGTGCAGCAGCGGTGCCAGCGTAGCGATGCGGCCGCGCAAGCCCTTTGCGTTGGGCAGCACCTGCTGGTACCAGCCCTGGCCGCACTCGGTGCCGTCCTTACTGCAGGACATCTCGATGCGCGCGTCGCGGATGGCGCTCTCACCCTGGCGCACGCCGGTGATCATCAGCACATTTCCTTCAAACTCGGCCAGGCGCTGGCCAATGGCGTCCTGCATCGGGTCGATCTTTATCTGGCGCGTACACCAGCGCAGCGTGTTGTTGTTGGGCGGCGGCACGCCCCGGCCCAAGATGTACACCATGAAGCGCTTATCCATAGGGGCGGTGACCACCTCGACGCGGATGCCGCGCTCGCGCAGCTCATCCATGATCTTCTCGGCGGCTATAGCCAATGGCGGCAGCTCCTGCCGTGTGTCGGCGTAGAACACCGTCAGCGAGCGCGGCCGGGAAACTTTGCCGGTGTCGATCAACCAGCAGATCAGCGTCAGTGTGGCGCTGGAATCCTTGCCGCCCGACCAGGCAATGCCCCAGTCCTGATGGTCTTGGCCGTAGGCCTGCAGCGACTTGATGGTCAGCTCAATGGATTCGTTCATCTGCAGGCGTCGCCCGCCGTCGAAGAATGTGGATTGGTGTTTCATGTAATTTCTCCAAGTGCTTGGCGCACGCTGATCGCAATGGCCAGCGGCCTTACCCAGATCGGCTTGGCCGACAACTGGAATGTCTCGCCAGCCCAGGCCAGCAGCAGCGTCTCGCCCATCACTTCGGCGATGGCGGTGGCCGCCGCGCTGGGCACAGCGTTGCCGATGCCCTCGCGCCAGCGTTGGTCGCTGTTTCCGGCCATCGTGAAGTGGGCGCGGTGGTGGGCGGCCACCTCGCTGGCCATCTGCGCATCGGCTGGCCAGAGTTCATCCGGGTCAAACAGCGACTGCAGGCCCGCCAGCTCCAGCGTGGTGAACGGCCGGTGCCAGGTGCCGTCGAGCGCGGCGATGCGGCATACCAGCTTGTCGGCCGGTGCTGGCATTGCAGTCAAGCATTCGGGGTCAGTTTGCGATTTTGCGCAAGTTGGCAAGTTGCGCGGATCAGCCACCGTCCAATGCCCGTTGTCCAGGTTCGCAGTGCCCGTCACGGCGTAGCTCGGCTTGTCCCAGCCCACAACGCCGTAATGCCCGCCGGTCAGGTAGTGGTCGCCCTTCTCGCGCGCCAGGCCCGGCCGTGGATCGGCGACGGCAAAAGCGCCCTGCCCCGTGGTGCTGCCGCTGATCACCGTGCCCGCTGGCGCGCCAAAGGCTGTTACGCCGTACTTGCCGAAGCCTTCGCCGGGCCGGCGTGGGTCAGCAACCGCCTGCCCTGTGCCGTGGGCGCTGGTGACCGCCTGCGCTGGCCCTGCCCAGTTGACGATGCGGAATTCGTTCGAGTGCTTGGCCGGGCCGCCGTGGCGCGGATCGGCGACGGTGTAGGCACCTTGGCCCGGACTCTGCTGGCCAGCGATGGTGCCGGTGGGCTTGTCCCAGCTGCGCACGCCGTAGGCCTGGCCGTCGCTCCATTTGGCGGATTGTTCAAAGCGCGGGTCGGCGATGGCAAAGTTGCCGTTGCTCGGGCGGCCCTTGCTTGTGATCGTGCCGCTGGGCGCGCCCCAGTCCTGCACGCCCAACATGCCGCCGTGCATCTCGGGCACGATCAGGTAATCCCGCAGCTCGCCGCCCTCGACAGCGAGCTTGTTCAGACTGCGCCAGTCTCCGCCCGCCTCGATAAAGGCCAGCCGCACCCAGGTCTTCCACTGCAACGTGGGAACGCGGTGCATCGGGCCGCCAGCCGGGTCGCCGGGCAGCGGCATGCGCCCCAGGATGTCGCCGACGGCGCGCAGCGGCTTCTTGTCGGGCTGGTACAGGAACGGCGGCACCTTCTCCATGTGCCGGGCGACCAGCAAAAAGCGCTTTCGGCTTTGCGCCAGACCGCCCAGTTCGCCGCAGTCGTGCGTGGTTTCGCTCACGGCATAGCCGTAGTGGCGCAGCAGCGCGGTAATCTGGTTCAGCAGCTGGCGGCCCCGTGTTGCGATGCGCGGCACGTTCTCGAACAGCAGCATTTCTACCGGGTCGTCCTTGTAGGCTTCCAGCGTCAGCCAGATCCCGCGCAACGTCAGGCGGTTGAGCGCCTGGTATTTTTCGGTGTGCGACTTGCTTTCGGACAGCAGGCCGGAAAAGCCCTTGCACGGTGCCGACAGAAAGACGATGTGCGGGCGCTCGTAGCCAAAGGCGCGGTGAATATCGGTGGTGCCCGCTTCGCGCCACTCAGCGCCCGGCTCGCGGCCGTGGAAGGCGATGTACTGCGAGCGGTCGAACAGGTCCAGCACCGTGCCGGGCGTGCCCGTCCGGCGGCCAAAGTCCTCGATGGCCTGGCGGTCGCTGTCAATGCCGCCGATGCACCGGAAACGGCCGGTCAGCGTGCCCACGCTGGGGCGGGCCTTGTTGAAGCCCTTGGCCCCTGCCCCAATGCCGCAGAACAGGTGACCGTGGAGGATTTCGACAGAGCCGAACGCTGGGTTGAAGCTGTCGCGTCTCATTTTGTACCATCCTTCTTTTTGCACAGCGAAAACAAAACCCCAGTGGCGACCACCACGACAAATCCGGCAAAAAAAGCAACAGCAAGATAAAACCCTCCGTTGATTATTTTTGTCAAGAAGTCGGGTTCAATTTCAATTGTTATGATTATTGAGTTCATGCTGCCATGCCCCACTGCTCTTTTGCTGGTGCTGGTGCTGCGCTCTGGAGTTTGAGCGCGGCCTGTACGGTTTCGATAATGCGCTTCAGGTACTCGTATTTTGGGTTTGGTTTTTCTGCATTGGCGTTAAACCACCATTCTTCGCCATACAGCTTTTCCATGAGTTCGGGCGGCATATCGTTTACCCGGCGAATATTCCAAATTTCAGCGCCTTCAATTTCCTCCCACAGGTCACTGGCTTCTTCTTTGGTCAGGCTATCAAGGTCCATGCAATTAAAATCCCCACTGCAGCGGCGGCGGTCAATGATTGATTTTTTTTGCCTTCTTGTAAGCGCACTCCCCTGAAAAACCATTTTCTTAAGATTGCCCGCAATGTTGTCAATCAAATAATGTGGATCGCAAAGAATAAAAAAATCAGAGACTTTGTTCTTGTGCCCCATTGCTCCCCATGCTGCAGTCCAGCTCTCCTGAAAGCACGAAATGGTGATGCGTCCAGCGCCTGGGGTTTCATCTTCAATCATCACACGGATTGGGTCAAGACCTTGAACCCTGAAATTTTGAAGCTTGTAATTTCTGAAATTTTGATTTTCATAATGTTCTTTCTGTCGTAAAAAAGCCGCTGGTTAAGCGGCTTGGTTGGTTGATTATTTTGCGGCTGGTTTCTTTTTTGCCGCCCTTGCGTCCAAGGCTTTTTGATATTTATCGGTCAGCACGTAAACAGAGCCTTTCCGGGTAATCACGCCGCGCTTTACCATCGCAGCTTGATAACGCCTTGCAACCTCCTGCCCGCAACTAATATCCGCAAAACGGATGTTGTCGATTGATGGAAGTAAGCCTTTTTTGACAAGTTTTTCAACGCGCAGAAATCGAAAGTTAAATGGATACTCCACACCCGTATCTACCTGTTCTGGCGGGGCATCGGCACGGGCCTTTTTTGCACTCTTTACGGGTGCATCAGGCTCGTCCTGGCCCACTGATTTGGGTGCGTCTGCGGGTGTGCTTTCAGCCTCGGCTTGCGGGTGTGCTGGCGGCGCTTGGGCGGGCTTTTCCAGCTCACTTAACCCCACTGATTTAGGTGTGGTTTTGGGTGCGCTTTGGGCTTGAGTTTCTGGCTGCGCGGGCGGTGTCTGCGCTGGCTTTTCTGGCTCGCCCGACCCCACTGATTTCAGTGGGCTATCCGGTGTGTCCGGGACCACTGATTTAAGTGTGGCGGCGGTGCGGTCTTGCGCGTCCAGAGCGCGGATAGCGGGTGGTGCAATGTCGGGCGCTGGTGGGGGTGCTGGTAATGGCATCTGCGCCGCCCCGGTGATGGTCGGTGTAGCAGCTCCAGTGGTTTTGAGGATGGTCTTAAACCAGCCTGGCATTTGTATGACTTTTTTCTCTGGGGCGGGTGTCGCCCCTGGCGTGGCTTCTGGCACCGTGACGGGCGCTTGCGGTGTGGGTGCGCTGGCCTCGTTTGAGGCCGTTGCAGGCTCAAATTTTGTGAGCTGAACGGTGATCAATCCACCCGCTGGCGGTTGCTCGGCAGCAGGCGCGGCGGGCGCGGCGGCTGGCTGCTGGGCTGGGCTGGCTGGGGCCGTGGTTGGCGGGTGTCCGTGGCCCGGCGTGCGCATGCTGTGCAGCACGTCAAGGATCTGTTGCCCGATTGGCTTGATGTCAAACGACTTGCGAATCAGGTCGCCCGCTGCATTCATGAGCTTTGCATGCACTACGGCCATTAGGATAGCGATTGCCAACCTGATAACCATAACCCAATCTTTCCCCACCAATTCCGCAAGCGGGGTACTCTCTTTTATTTTCATCAAATCTTTAATATCATCCATTTCTTGTGATGGTGCGGATGATGGCTTCATCGCTTTATTTGCCAATACGTGATGCCATGCTTCTTTTGATTTATTAAGATTTTCTACGTTAATCATTATTTGATCAGATTTTTTTGTGTCGCGCTTTATTTTTTCTTCAATCAGGTTGCGCACTTTTTCATTTCTTTCTGCAACCTTGGCTGCAGTGATGTCCGACGAACCCTGTGAAAGCGACATCATTACGATGGAAATAATCACCGCCGCAAAACCTATTACATTAAATGATTTTTTGTATTCCGGGAATAGTCCCGAAGCTCCAAAAAGTATTGTCGGTATCATCACAATAACAATGCCCTGACCAATACTCGCCCACTTTCTGGCGCCCTCCGCTTCGAGCGACATTTGCGTCTGCGACACAAAAAAGCATTCAATTGCGATAATGACCAAGACAAAAAACATGAACACATAAGCGGTTGTTTTTGCAATCAGGCGGGCGCGGTCTTCATTTTCGAGTTCCATTTTTATTTCCCCATTTTGATTAAAAAACCCGCTCGCACTGGCAAATCAGCAGCGCGGCGGGGTGGTGGTGGAGTGCATTTATTTGGCGATGGTTGTGCGCCTTAGCGTCAGCCCTGAGCGGCCCCGAAGAACGCCGTACAGGGACACCACAGACAGGATGACAAGCTGGGCTGTGAGTCCCGCATGAGCCATCATCCAGCTCACGTAAACACCGGACGCCAGCGCGGCGGCGAACAGCGGGAACCCAAGAAGTGCGTATCGGGTTTGGCTTGTGAACAGCCACATTGACAAGATGTACAGCAGCGCAATAAGCCACTCTGCTGTCATGAAGTGAAAAACCAATTCACTCATCTCATAACTCTGGTTTTTCATGGTGTTTTCATTTTTGGTTTGCGCGCCTGGACGGCGCGGGCGGCGGGCTTTGTGATCTTGTGCGCTCTCAGCCAGTGGTGCGTGGCCAGCGCTGCAGCGACTGAAGCGGCCCAAATGAAAAGGTAAGCTGAAATCATCAGCCAGCCTGCCTTGGCCAGTGGGGCCGCAAGTGCCAGATGTGTGGCCGCCACGACAAGCCCGGCCACTGCGCACGATGGCAACATGCCGACCTTGACCAGCAGCACGAGGCAAAAGAGGCCAGCGGCCAAGATCGCCAGGAGGAGGGGGGTTGAGGCGTTCACGGGCTAATGCTCGGCAAGTGATTTGATTTTCAGAAAGTCGCTGGCCCCGGCGCGCGCCGGGCGCATTGCCGGTGCGGGCAACTCGCCTTGGCGGCACATCCGCGTTGTCGAGTTGACGAATGGGGTTTGCTTCTTTTCGTTCCAGCCGCCGCTGCAGCTTGTTGGTGTGATCGACTTTGGCCCCAAGTTAAGCGCCTTGAGTTTGATCAGTTCGCGGTCGCAGTCGGCGCTGGCGCTGGGCGCGCCGACCATGATGGCGTGGCCCGCTGGCGTGGCGCGGTAGCTGGCCCGGATGCGCTCAATCAGCTTGCCCTTGTTCAGGGCGATGATGGCGGGCGACATTTCTACCGCGTCAGACATCGTCTGGCCCGGCTCAATGCTGACCTCTTTTGCGAGTCGCATGATGCCAACGGCCTCGTGCTTGGTGATCATGCGCAGCAGGCGACGCGACAGATAGGGCAGGTCGCTGAAGGCGGCGGCTGACGGCTTTGCTTTTGGATTTTTCATGGTTACAGGCGCTGCGGGCGCTGCGGGTGGCTCACACCGGGTTTTTGAAATTCCGGCGTCGGTGTGGTCACCCAGCTGGACGCCATCCAAAACCCAAAAATCGGGACTGCTGCGGCCCGGAAAGATGCATTCGTCAAGGTGCTGCAGGGCGAGTGAAAAGAGCTTTTCGTGATCTTCGACGGGAGAGCGGACGATGATTTCGCCGCTGTATTGGGTGAGCATGCTCGGGCTGCTGCGCAAAAATACGGTGTAAATGGGGTCGCTCATGTGATCTCCTTTTTAAAAACCAAGGCGTCCTGCGTGAACTTGGCGCTTTGGTTTTGCCCCGCTTGCGCAGGGCGGTGCCGGTGACTCGATCCGGCTCCACGGTGGGAAGGGTTGGTGCCGCCGTTCCAGGCTTGCTCTCACCGTTACCGCGCCACGGTGATTGGCGCTTTTCAGAACCGCGCTGGCCAGCAGCGCGACATTTCGCAGTCTTGAGCCGCTGCGGGCAGAGCTGGGGGCCACAAGCCGCCGCGTATCGACGATTTCCATTGAGAGTGATTGAGGAAGGGCCGGTGCTGATCTCCGGGTTGAAGGCTTTTTCCCGCATCCGTAATCGCCGCACCACACGGGGCCGGGAGCCGAAAGCGTGCGACTCGCTGTTGTGCCTTCTTGCGTTTGTGCGTGGGCAGCTCCATGCTTTTCCACCTCGCTCAATCACTCTCAATTTGTTAAGGAACCATGCCGGGCCTGCGATGGGCGGGAACATTGCTGTTCGGCATGAATTGAATTAAACACCATGTTTAGTTTTGAGTCAACACACGATGTTTAGTTTTTGCGACAATTCACACGCTCGCACGGTGCGGGTTCAAAGGATTGACAGATGACGGACGAAAAAAAACCGCCTCAAGAGGGCGGTGGTGGTAAAACTCAGGCTATGAACATCGACAAAGAAACGCTCGACTATGTTGAGGCGCAGGTCTCCAGGTTGACATCATTTCGCCTTGAGTCTATGGAGCTGCTGAACAAGCGCACCCATACCCTGATCACACTTCAGTTGGGGGCGGGCGGCGGCTTGGCTGCGTTTGCCGTCAATCTGCTTGGCAAGCCTGTCGAGCGCTGGATCGTTGTGGGGGTGGTGATCGCCGCCGCTTTGCTGTTTCTGCTGGCCGTGGCGGGGGTGCTGCTTTGCATGTTCACGGAAAGCATGTATCCGCCCGGAAACGAGCCGGAAATTTTGATGCGGCAGGTTTCTGTTCGCAATGACCTGCTGGCGCTGAGAGCTGCGGAAATTATGAGTGTTCAGGCGCGCCAGGCGCAATGGGCGGAGCGCAATCACCGGGTTGGGGGCGCTCTGAACTTTTTGTACTTTTTTACGGCTATCGTGCCGTTCGCCGCTACCGGACTGGCCTTACTGGCACGCTAGCCTGTTCCCTGCGGTCTGGTGTCGGTTGTGGATTTGGGCTTGGCAATGGAGTGCTGGTCATTTTCTTCATCTGAGGACGATTGATTTTTAAGTTCTATCAGCAGCCGCCGTAGTTTTTGCGGCCGCTGGCTGTGATCGTGTAGGTGCCGCCGCGTGGGCCGACGTGGCACTCTGAGCCATGCGCTGCAGCGCGGTGCGCCACCGGTGCGGTCTGGGCTGTGGTCGGGTGCCGAAATTCCCAGGGTGGCGTGGGTGCAGCGTCTGCCCAGAGTCCGACCCGAGCCGCACGCGCCTGCTGTTCGGCGGCCTGGACAGCCCGATCTTTTCCGTACTGCGCATACCACCACGCCATGCCCGTCTGCGTTTGGTGCAGCGCCGCGTCTTTGCCGCCGCACTCGACTCGCCCCAGCGTGCGACCGTAGCGGTCTTTGGATGTCGAGGTGATGGTGGCCTGCACCTGGTAGCACAGGTCGGAGAGGCTCTGTTTTGCGCGAGCGCCGAAGGGCTGATTTTTCTCGGGCGCATCAATTTCGGTGAGCCTGATCCGGATTTGCTCGTGGGCGTTGGTCTGGCCGCAACGGGCATCAATCGTGTCGCCGTCGATGACACCCACCACAAGGCAGGATTGCTGGGCTTGGGCATCACCGAACAGGGTGAAAAGCAGGGTGAAGCTGATGAGGGCTTGTCGCATTGGGCTTAACCGCCGTCGAGGGGCGGGAAGTAATAAATTCTGGCGGTTTTATGCTGATCGTTGAGGTTGTTGGAGCTGGGACTGCTCAAGTCGGCGCTCCCACTTGACGACTGCGCTTTCCAGCATTTCACCGATGTCATTCATGGCATCGCGGCCCCTGTGAGCGCCCAGGTTGCGCTTGAGTAAAACGATTCGCTGAAGCGATACATGGCGGAAGGGCCAATGTGTTTTTTCAATCGGGTGGGGTGCTTTGTGGTGGTCTGTGCCCGTGAAGGTTGGCTGCTCTGGCCCTGGGCTGACTGTCTTGGCTGGTAGCTCTGGTGTTGGCAGCCGCGCTGCATCACGCATTTGTGCTGATCCTTCCAGCACCCAGTTGGCGTCGCATCCAATAATTTTTTGTGCCAGCAGCGCCCCCTCGCTGGAGATACCCCGCGCCTCCCAGTTTTTGACCACTTGAGGGGTCTTTTCCAGTAGTCGAGCCACGGCTGACTGTCCCGTTACATCGCGGAGTTCTTTGGCTGCCTGATAGAGGCGTTGGATTGACGGATGGACTTCTGACACGCGCTCTATTGTCTTGCCACTAAACAGGATGTTGTTAAACGGCATGATTGACTTTTTGTTAAACGTGGTGTTTAATTTCGGGATGGATAAAAAAACAACTGACTGGAAAATCATCACTGACCTGGGCGGGCCATCGAAGGTGTCCGACCTTTTGGGGTTTCCGCGCGTAGGTGGCCAGCAGCGCGTCCAGAACTGGAAGAAGCGGGGGATACCCGCGCAAGTCAAGGTTGATCACCCTCAACTGTTTCTTTCGATGTTTGCCCAACAGGGGCAGGCCGTCCCCTCCATCGCAGTGCAACCCAGCGATATCGCCCCGGCTGCGGGCGAGGACTGGGGCACCGCCTTTGACTGCCCGGCCGTCGCTGCCGGTCTGGTTGCGCAAGGCTCGGCGTGGCAACCCGCTGCGGCTTCCAGCGATATCGCAGCAGGGCAGGGGGCCTGAGATGGCCGCGATGTTTCCTGATATCTCTGCTCTTGATCGTTCGTCTGGCAGGGTTAGCCTGCGTCCGATTTCTGATGAGTTTTTCTGGCTTTCTGAAGCTCCCTGCGCCGCGCTTCTATCAACTCTGACCACTCTTCCCAAAACTTTGGGCGTTGAAATTCCGGTGGTAATTGCGCCACCTGGTGATCGACTTCTGCCTCGTATTCTTCCTGTGCGCGGACAAGAGCCTCCAGCGGAAGCTGACCCAGTAGTGATCGAACAACCGCCCCGAGAGCCAACTGGCGGCTCAGGTTCTGCCCAAGTGCCTCGTGAAGGTCTGTTATGGCTTTGATGGTTTGCGCTTGGAATTTCTCTGGATCGTGCATGGGCGGCCCCTTTGTGAAATTGATGTGTGTTGGAGCCATCAATGTAACGGAGCGGGCCGCTCGCCTTTTTTGTTTGGCTGGCGCTGTAGGGCAGGGAGGTTGAACGATGAAATATGGAATGGGAAAAGGCAGTGTTTATCTCTGCAATTTCTGCGGCGCTTCCAGCCGCAACGGCACACCGATGCTGATATCTCGCCTTGATGGCGAGTCGTGCATTTGTGAATCCTGCGCTTATGGCGTGGCCATCGGCACTGAGCCTGTGCGCGTGCTGCACAAGGGCGCTGCAGTGCCTGAGCCTGTCGCCTGTGCGCCGCGCGCCAGCGCCATTGATTCGCTGCTGCCGCCGGGCAGCTGGCTGCGCCGTCTGGTAGATGCGCTGTGATGTTTTTACCCCTTCCGCTACATGAGCTGGTGCGCCTGCTTCGGCTTTACTCCCTGGCCGATGTTGTGCGTCAACAGGATTTGGGCGCGCCAGTGCGGAAGGGGATTTTTCTTTTTTGGGGGTTGTATGGCTACTGAAAAAATGATTGAACTGCGCTTTGATGTGCCCGCTTCGCTGGCCACAAAAATTGATGCCCTGCTGATGGTGGACAAGCACAAGAGCCGTGCCGACTACCTGTTGCCGGTGCTTGAGCGCGCTGTCGAGGCTGAGTTCCATCGGGCTACTTTGCTCCTGCGCTGCGCCCAAATCAATCCACTGGCCACCGCTGCCGATGGCAAGGGCGGGGCGTGAACTCCCTTGCGATTTATCAACTGCCACTCGCCTCGGGCGGTGCTGGCTATCAACAATAAAACGAGATATCTATGGGTCGAGTTTCTGAAACATTGCTTGTGTCTGCACCTCCTGCAGCAAAGCCAAAAAAGCTCTCGCAAATGAAGCGTGACGTGCTGGACATCGTGCGCTTTGCGCATGGGCGCGGCGTGGCCGATATGACCGCGACGGAAATCCAGCGCATCTATGAAAAGCAGCCTGGCAAGACCGGCGGCGCTCGCGGCCGTGTGGCTGATGGCTACTTCGCCGGGCGCGTGTCGGAGATGGTGCGCGACGGCTGGCTGCTGCGCTCGGCAAAGCGCCAGTGCCGGGAGAAGGGCAGCGAGAACGTCAACACGGTGCGCGCGCCTGCTGCTGCTGCGACCGGCACCCCTTCGGCCCTTGCTGCCACTGATTGAGATATCTAAATGGGTTTTCGCACGGCTAGGAAGGGATTTGCTCTCCCGACTGAAAAGCGGTTTCACCGCCCGCCTGCCGTGCGTCTTTTTTTATGCGGTGCGTTTCTGGTGGGAAACAAGATGGTTGATTACAAATTTGAGGTGTCGTCATGACGGCGCCTGTGCTTCCAGCTCCGCTCACGCCTGCTGAGTGCAATCTGCAGGATTTTGCGTTCATGCCGCTGGACGTGGGGCGCTTGCGTGACTCTGATCTGGCCTCTAGCGAGTCGCCTGAAGCGTGCTGGGCGGCTGTGCTGCTGTGGTCTGCGTCGTGGCACCAGGTGCCTGCCGGGTCTATCCCTGACGATGACCGCTGGATGTCTCAGCAGACCGGCTACGGCCGCATTGTCAAGGAGTGGATGAAGGTGCGCGCCGGGGCGCTGCGGGGCTTTGTGAAGTGCAGCGATGGCCGCCTGTATCACCCCGTGGTGTCGGAAAAGGCGCGTGAGGCGTGGCAGGCAAAGCTTGAACAGCGATATCGCACCGAGTGCGCTCGTGTCAAAAAACACAACGACAGGAATGGGACAAGGGTGGTTGTGCCTGCGTTTTCGGAGTGGGTGTCGCTGGGTTGTCCCACTAGAAATGCGATCCCTGTCCCCGCTTCTGTCGGTGGTTGTCCCGATGTTGTCCCTAGGGACAAACAGGATTGTCCCTCGACTGTCCCTAGGGAAACGGCATCCAAGGGACAGGGACAGGGACAGGGACAGGGACACCTACCCCCTACCCCCGCTGGGGGTGAGGGTGGGGTGGGGTTTGAGGTGGTTTTTGGGGAATACCCGAAGAAAACCGCAGAGGCCAAGGCTCGGGAAGCGTGGGTCAGGCTGGCACCGGATGCCGCTTTGCAGGACCGGATTTTGTCGGCGGTGCGTGTGCATCGGACGCTGGAGCAATGGACCAAGGAGGGCGGCAAGTTCATCCCGACGATGGCGAATTGGCTGTCGGGTCAGCGCTGGCTGGACGATGTGGGGGTGGCACCGGGCGCTGATCCGGCGTTGATTGAGGGGACTCTGGCGTGGATGGCGGTGATGGGGGAGCGTCTTGGGGTTCCTCGCCGCCTCGACGGCTTTGGGTTTCCTGAGCTGGCCCCCCTTTGGGATTCCCGAATCCGGGCGGCCATGAAAAATCAGGCGGCGGCGGCTTGATGGAAATTGAACTCAAGATTGAAAACCTGGGTGCAGCGCGTGAAGTGCTGGCTCAGCTGAGCGGCTGGCGGGTGTGGTTGTGAAGGAGGGGAATTGTGCTGGACATCAAGGTTGACGGCCTGGAGGGGCTGCAGCGGGAGCTGAAGGATTTCAGCGAGCGGCGGTTGCGGGCGGCCGTAGCCACGGCGCTGACACGCACGGCGGTGAAGGTGCGTGATGAGGTGCGCAAGGAACTGCCGTCGGTGTTCGACAGGCCATCCCCACACACGGTGCGGAATTTGCGCTATCTCGGTGCGAGTGCGAAGAATTTGCAGGCTGTTGTGGGTTTTGATATTGAGGCGACCACGGATATTTCGGGGCGCGTGCAGTCGTATTCGGATGCTGGCAGGGGTAACACACCAGCTGGTAAGTACCTGCAGTTTCAGGTCGATGGCGGTCAGCGGCGGATCAAGCGGTTTGAGCTGGCGCTCCAGGCCAAGGGAGCCATGCCAAGGGGGTGGGTTTCTGTGCCTGGGGAGGGTGCGCGGATGGATGCTTACGGCAACATCAGTCGCGGACAGATTGCCCAGATCATTGCCCAGCTGGGGACTGAGCTTCTGAGTGGCTACACGAACACGCCGCAAAGCATCAATGCCAGGATTTTGGGGCAGCGCAAGGCGGGCGGGCAGTTCTTGGCCGTGCTGCCGGGCGGCAGGACGAGGCTAAAGCCTGGTGTGTATCAGCGGGAGTTCATCGGGCGGAACATCACGCCTGTGCTGATCTATGTGAAGTCGGCAGACTACAAGCCAAGATTCGATTTCTATGGCATCGCGCAGCGAAAGGTTGATTTGATACTGCCGGTGGAGTTGGAGCAGGCGGTTCGTGACAGCGCGGCGCGGCTGGCGGCAAGGGGGGCGGGGGTATGAGGTGGCTTTTGTCCTTCGCTTGTACTCAAAACGTCGAGGGTCCTTACTGGGTTGATGCCGGTGCGGGTAGTTCTAACCCCAGTTTTTTTCTAGTTCTGCAATTTCTCAAGGGGTAAGTAAGCATGCGCATCAAGGGCCAAGAGCACATCGCCGCCGTTTTCGGCGTCGCCCCCAAGACCATCACCGAATGGCAGGTGCTCGGTTTCCCGGTCGCGTTCCAAGGCGGCCCCGGCATCGCCAGCGAATACGACACGCCCGCCTGTATCCAGTGGCTGATCGAGCGCGAAATCCGCAAAGTCCGCGTCGAGTCCCCAAAAGATCGCGTCTTTCGGCTGCAGGGCGACAAGCTCGAACGCGAAGAACTCAAAGAAGCCCGCCTGCTCATCCCCGCCAGCGAAGTCGAGCCGCTGTGGGCCAGCGCCGTCCTGGGTGCCCGTGAATTTCTGCTGGGTGAGCCGCCCCGGCTGGCCTCGCTAGCCATCGGCCTGAGCAAGCCCGCGCTTGAAGACCTGCTGCGCGAAACCTTCGAGCAGTTCCTGGGCCGCCTGTCCAACTGGCAGGCCGCCGGTGACGACCCCGACGAAGCCATCGACGAAGGCGACTCCGAAGACGAGGACGCCGCCGAGTGAACTACGCCGACTCGGACCTCAACCACCAGGCCAGGGCCAGAATCGCGCTGCGCGCCATGCTCGGGCGCGCATGGCGCAAACTCAAGCCGCCGCCAAAGCTCCCCATCTCAGCCTGGACAGTCAAATACCGCGTGCTGAGCAACGAAGAATCAGCCATGCGCGGGCGCTTCAGCTGGGATGTGTCGCCCGCCCTGCGCGGAATTGCAGAGGTGGCCAACCACCACGCCACCCGCAAGATGGTGATCCAGAAAAGCGCCCAGGTCGGCTACACCGCAGGCATCGTCTGCAACGTCATCGGCTACCACATCCACTACAAACCCAGCGTCATCGTCGCCGCCTTCCCACGCGCCCAGGCCGCCAAAGACTTCGCCAGCGAAAAGCTCGACCCCATGATCCGCGCCTGCGCCGTTCTCAAGAGCCGCATCAACCTCAAGAGCCGGGCCGACGGCAACAGCATGCTGCGCAAGCGCTTCCCCGGTGGCCTGCTCAAGCTGGTGGGCACCAACAGCCCAAGCGACGTGAAATCCACAAGCGCCCGCGTGGTGATCGTTGAAGAGCCAGACGACGCCGCCACCGACGTGCGAGGGCAGGGCAACTCCATCAAACTGCTCGAAGAGCGCGTCAAAACCTACCCCGACCACCTCATCCTGATCGGCGGCACGCCCACCGCCAAGGACGCCAGCGCCGTCGAAGCCGAAATGCGCAAGACCGACAAGCGCTACTTCCACGTTCCCTGCCACTCCTGCCACGAAACCCACATCCTCGCCTGGGAAAACGTCACCATTCCCGAGCCGGAAGACGGCCCGCAGCGCGAGATTTACGGTCGTCACCGGCACGAAGAAGCCTTCTACACCTGCCCGCACTGCGGCCAGATCTGGACCGATGAAGAGCGCATTGCCAACCTGCGGCGCGCCGAGGCCTGCGGCGGCGGCTGGGTGGCCACCGCCGACAGCGCCATACCGGGCTTCTACCTCAACGAGCTGCTGAGCACCTTCGACGAGTCCCGCGTGCCCGTGCTGGCGCGCAAGTACCTCGAAGCCAAAGACAAGCTCGACCGGGGCGACCCCAACGACATGATCGCCTTCTGGAACTCCACCCTCGGCATCACCTGGGAATACCGGGGCGAGCTGCCAGAAGAGGACGTGCTGCGCGCCAGGGCCGAACCCTATCTGGAGTGGAGCTGCCCCATGGGCGGCCTTGAGGTGTACGCCACCGTGGACGTGCAGCACGACCGGCTGGCCGTCACCGTCTGGGCCTTTGGGCGCGGCGAGGAAATGTGGCTGGTCTATTGGGGCGAGCTGTACGCCCCCACCGTGGTGGCCCACGCTGGTGCATGGATCGACCTGGAGCAACTGCTCGATAAGCGCATCCGCCACGCCACCGGCGCTGCCCTGCGCATCAAGGCCGTAGGCATCGACTGCTCGGACGGCCAGACCAGCGACGCCACTTATGCCTTTGTGCGCAAGCACCACAAGGCAGACCGCCCAGTGTTCGCCCTCAAAGGTGCGTCCGACGCTGTGGGCAGAGTGGAAATCTGGACGCCACCCAAGAAAGTGGACCCCAACAACCGCTCCACCAAAGCCGCGCGCCACGGCGTGGCCGTCAGCGTCGTCGGTGCGGCCAAAGCCAAAGACCTGATTCTGGGCTGGTCAGAAAACGCCGGGCGCGTGCGGCTTGAAGGCAATGGCCCCGGTCGCATGCACTGGTACGACGGCGTGCGCGACGACTTCTACGAGCAGCTGCTGAGCGAGATCAAGATTCCGAGCCGCAACAACCCAGCCAAGCGCGAGTGGAAGCCGCGCACCGACCGCCGCAACGAGGCGCTGGACTGCACCGTCTATGCCGTTTACCTGTACCGCGCCATGCGCCTGCACCTGCGCCGCCCCACCCAGTGGGACTTGGCCGAGCATGCCGTGCGCCAAGCGCCGCTGCTGCTGGAAGGCGAGGAGGGGTTCGCCCCGCCAGCGCCAGCCGCCCGAGTGCAGCCGCCTGCGCTGCAGGCTCCCGCGCCAACGGCGCAAGAGCCAGCGCCAGCACCGTCGATGCCCAGCAACGACGACGAACTGTTTGCCCCCATCCGCTTTTACTGAGCCAGCATTGCCCCCCGACATGACCACAGCCTTTGAAGACCCGCTCAACATCATTGAAGACGAAGCCCGCGCCGTGGCGCTCTGCTTTGGAACTGCTGACAGCGAGGCGATGGCCAGCGCCCTGGTGAGCCGCATCATCACGCGCATGGCGGGTGCCCGCTTTTACGTGCCCAGCATCAGCACCCTCCAGCGGCAGCAGGAGCATGCGGCGATTCGCCGGAAGTTCACCGGTGCCAACTTGCATGAACTGGCCAAGGAATACGGCAAGAGCCCGCGCCATGTGCGGCGCATTGTTGCAGAGGCTTGATGCCGCCGCTCAATGCACCCGGCCCGCCGCCAAGCCCGCCGGGCCAGCCTGGGCGCGGCGCACCTTGGCCGGGTCGATCTTGAGCGCAAGGCAGGCACCGCGCAGCACGCCGTTGGTCACAAACTGGCCCGACTTGGCCTTGTTGACCAGGGCGACGGCCCAGCCGGGCGCGTCGGGGGCGATGCGAATGTCGCTGTCCCCGGCTGGCATGGCCGGTGCGCCAAGCATGGTTTTGCGGATTTCCTGCAGCCGCTGGCGGCCAGCGGCGGCGACTTCGGGCGCTGCGGGTTTGAGCGGCTCGGGCGGCGGGCCTGCGGGCGGCGCGGGCACCGTGGTGTTGGCCATGCTGGCGCTGCTGGCCGGGCTGCGGCTGGCCTCCGTCAGCCATGCGGCTTCAAAGCGGCCCCAGTTGCGGGCGCAGCACGTCGTCAAGACCTGCGCCAGCGTCAGGCCAGCCTTGGCCGCTTCGCTGCACAAGACTTCGAGCGCCGTGGCGTTGAGCGCGCCCAATTTCTTTTTGGCCCGGATGGCCGCGAAGTCGGCCAGGACTTGAGGATTGACACCATCGACCATCATCACCGCATCCGGCAGAGCCGGGTCGGCTGTTCTGATAGTTGTTTTAGCAGTTAAAGACTGTTTGGGTACAGATTCTGCTAGGGTTGCCGTCTCAATCTGCTGGGGTAGGGTGCTTGATTCTGCTGGGGTTGCTGCAAAATCTGCCGGGGTTGCCCCTTCAAAATCAGAGTTATCCACAGCGTCCAGCAAGTTATCCACAGGCTGCACTTTCTCGGGGAAAATCGGTGTCAGGCTGCTGAGGTCAATGCCGTAGCGTGTCGGAAGACCCCGGCGCGTGCGGGGCAGCAGGATACGGGCGCGTTCCAGAGCGCGAACATGATTTTGGACGGCACGCACACTGATTCCGCACATTTTGGCCACACGCGCCATGCCGGGAAAGCTGGCACCAGCCAGGTCGTTGAAGTGGTGGCAGTAGCACAGCAGGACGTTTTTTGACTTGCCCAAGCCATCGGGCAGGGCGCTGTCCCATACCAGATCAGACATTTGGCGGTACAGCGGGCGGCTCATGCGGCACCGCCTTTCTGGCTGGCACTGCTCATGTCGCCAAAGAAGTCATCGGTCAAGCTCTTCAAAAATTTGGAGGTGCGTAGGATGTGGTTAATCTGGGTATGGTGTTTATGCACCAGTGCATTGCCCAGCGTGATGGACTTGATGACTTCATAGACCTGGTGATTGGCGGGATTGCTGCGCTGCTCAGGTGTGCTGTTGCAAGCCACGCGGCGCTCGATGTGTTCGCGCACCAGCTCGTAAGCCTCGTGTGCCAGCATCCAGGCATGACGCTCCAGCGCGGCCTGCTGCACGCGGGTCAACTGTACCGTCTCGCCCTGGCCTGACAGCAGCAGGGCGCGCACGTCAATGCTGTCAAGCGCTGGGCTTAGTGATGCTGGCTGGGCCGGGCTGATGCGCGCCGGGTTGAGGGCGGCGGCTTCGCACGCGATGAAGTAGCGCCGCGCCTGCCTGCCCATGTCGTTGTTCTCGACCATCGACAGCTCTTTGGCCATGTCGAGGGTCAGGTGGTAGTCGGTCAGTTTTTGAGCGCGGGATTTTGAGCTCGCCAAATCGGGCGAGCTCAAATTTTCAATTTCAATGAAGTCCACTCCGGGGATAAAGCCAAATTTTCGGATGCGGCCCTTGATCCAGTTCGTGAAATCGCGCTTGACCTGCAGGAAGGCATGCAGCGTGCGCGCATCGCACAGGCGGGCGGTGGAGTCGGAAAGGGTGCCCGTGAAGACGGGAATGAGGGCGGACGTGCCCGTGATGAAATCAGCCATGAATGGCCTCCTGATGTGTGTCTGAACGCAGACTGCACCCTCTGTCAAAAGGGTGGTAGCCCAAGGCGGGATTGACAGACCGGCGACACAGCGGAGGCTTTAAACCGGCGAGCCTTGCGGCTCTCCCGCCTGGGCCACCATAAACGGAGGTATCCAGGACGAAATCAAGAAAGCCGCATGACCTGCGGAGGCTGCGGCTTTGGGCCGCTGTATCTACCGGGCTGTCAAACCCGACCACACCTTTCGATGTGGATTTGTGCGAATTGTAGCCTAGGACTTTACGGAAAGTGTCTTTTGTTTAGCTTCCTTGAACCCCCACTGCCGCGCTACATAGCTCAGGAATTGCTCCTCTTGTGTATGCAGCGTTTTTTTCGACATCATGGTGTTGATGGAGGCCCAAAGTGCTTGCATGTACTCTGCGGACTGGTTCTGGGTTTTAACCATCTTCACAGCATTCCAAAAGCCGCCCCTTGTCATGTACCAGCCGCGTATCTGAGTTTCCAGCTCAGCAATTGCCGCAGGTTCCGACATGCCTTGCGTCTTGGCCCATTGCAGGATGATGCTCCGCTCTTTGGCCCTCATTGCCCCATCAGCTTTGGCAAATGAGAAAAGGACATACATTGCTGCATCCTGTTCCTGGAGGAACTGCTCTACCGTATAGAGTGGCGTGGCCTGATAGGCGTTATCCAGAAAAGTCCCAATGTCCGGGATTGTTTTGCCAGTGGACAGGTCTGTGGCCTGCTGGATTCGGCTGAATGCAAAGGGTCTGCGCGCTTGGCGTAGGTGGCAAAAGGCATATATCACACCAGCATGATTGCCGGGATTATGGGCATATTTCTGTACATCCACGTCGCGCCGGGTGATTTGTCCTGCGCGATCCATAAATTTGATATTGAGGCGCACGCCTTCCAGCTTGCGCTCCCTCATGCCGGGGGCGTACTGCTCTGTGTCCCAGTCTTCCCATGCGTCTTTATTAGCTGGTGGAAGATTGGGTGTGCTCATATTTACTCGAAGCACAACATCTTCCAAGGCCAATATTTCAGCTTGGGCGATTGCAAAATTTTTAAATGAATATTCAAGTGCTATGTAGCCTGCGTAGACATTATCAACGCAAATGGAAAGAGTAATGGACGAATAAGACTCATCAATTGAAGCCCCCGTTTCCCTGCTCCACTCGGAAGCGAGAAAGCGTTCTTTGCTAAAAACTGATTGCATCCAGTCTTCGGGCGCGGCCCAGTGGCTTTCATCAAAAAGAGTGTCAATCTTTTTCTGTTTTCCGTAAATGGTTGAAAGTTTTTTCTCCATTACTTCAAATGCTGATTTCAACTCTGCTCCATCAGGACTAGCAACGATAGGTTTACCCGTCGCCTTAACCAAGAAAAGACCGGCGCGAGGAGAAATATGAACAATGTAATTTGCAAATGCAGGATGAGGATGTGAAACAGTTTTGGCCTGAAATTTACACGGAGCAAGTTCGGTAAGCGGTTGATCAAAGTCGCTCTTGATCATCCCCATCCACAGCCCAAACGGTCCTTTTTTGCTCATTTTTTTGAAGTTTTTAAGTGAAAATTACATGTTACCTGTGCGTCCATGCCGCCCAGCCAAAAATAGTGACACGTTTTGGCTAGAAATGTCCGCGCCGTCCCGGCATTCTCGGGGCATGGGTCTTTACAGCCACTACACCACACCTGATCTTGAAGCGCTGCGCCAGCGCCTCATGGACTCGCTCCATGCGCGGCTGACCGGCCCCACGTCTGCCACCAGCAACGGGCGCAGCGTCCAGTTCCAGCAGCAGACCGACAACATCCGCAAAGAAGCGGATGCCGTCACCGCCGAACTGAACCGCCGCAACGGCGTGGTCAGCCACCGCCCGATCTATCTGGTCTGAGCATGGCAGCCCGCAGCAAACGCCCCACCAGCCGCCACGCCGCCAGCGCCCTCAAGGGCGGCGCTGGTGCCAGCATGTCTTCTTACCAGGGCGCATCGTTCACCGATCTGGCCATGAGCGGCTGGAATCCGTATGCGGCCAGCGCCGACGCCGACCTGCTGCCCGAACTGGGCGCGCTCACCGCCCGCTCCCGCGACCTGGACCGCAACAACGGCGTCATGGGCGGCGCGATGCAGACCATGCGCGACAACATCGTCGGCCCGGTCCTGCGCCTGAGCGCCATGCCCGACTACCGCCTGCTGGGCTGGAGCCGCGAACAGGCCCACGCCTGGGGCAACGATGTCGAGGCCAAGTTCCGCAGCTGGGCCGAAACCACCGAATGCGACGCGGCCCGCTCCCTCAACCTGCTGGGCATGACCATTCAGGCGCTGGGCGGCGCAATGCTCAACGGCGACGCGCTGGCCCTGCCTCTGTGGCTCCCGCGCCCCGGCCACAAATGGAGCACCCGCATCATGGTGATGGAGGCCGACCGCCTCTCAACGCCCGATGGCCTGCAATACCGCGACGACATTCGCGGCGGTATCGAGTTCGACACCTACGGCGCGCCCACCGCCTACCACCTGCTGCGCCGCCATCCGGGCGACGCTTACGGCGTTTATGGTGCCACCGCCTCGCAGCTCAAGCAGTGGGACCGCGTGCCCGCCTTCACCGACTGGGGCCGCCCCCGCGTCATTCACCTGCACGACAAAGAGCGCACCGGCCAGTCCCGTGGCCGCCCCATCGTCTCGGCGGTGATGCGTGAATTCCACATGACTGGCAAATACGCCAGCAACGAGCTGCAGGCCAGCTTGGCCAACTCGCTGGTGGCCGCGTTTCTGGAGTCCAACCTCGATCAGGAGTCAGCCGCCGCCCTGTTCGGCGAAGATCCACGCGCCGCCTGGAACAAGTCTGTTGGCCAAGCCCACAACATCAGCAAGCTGCAGGGTGCCGCCGTCATTCCGCTGCCCGCTGGTGCGCGCATGAGCAGCTTCACGCCGGGCCGCCCGAACGTGGCTTTTGCCGCCTTCATGGAAGTGCTGGAGCGCCAGATCGGCGTCGGCGTCAACCTGCCGCGTGAGCTGCTGATGAAGGATTTCAGCAAGACCAGTTGGTCCAGCGCCCGCGCCACGCTGCTCGAAGCCTGGCGCTACTTCCACGGCCGCCGCCGCTGGCTGATGGATTACTGGCTGCAGCCCATTTACGCGCTGTGGTTTGAAGAAGCCGTCAACGCCGGCGAGATTGAGGCGCCGGGCTTTTACGCCAACAGGTACGCCTACCTGCGCTGCAAATTCATTTTTGGCGGTCGCGGCTGGGTGGACCCAGTCAAAGAGGCTCAGGCCGCCGTCATCCGTATGGATGCGGGCCTCTCAACCCTCGAAAAAGAATGCGCAGAGCAAGGCGACGACTACGAAGAGGTGCTTGACCAACTGGCCGTTGAGCGCGCCATGAAGCTGGCGCGCGGCCTGCCGCTGGACACAGCGCCCGCCAGCGCCAGCGCGAACACCGCCGCCGCCCAGCCCGTAGAGCCGCCCGAAGAGCCACCAGAAGAGCCGCTTGACGATCCGCTTGATGAGCCACCTGACGAGCCGCCAGAGGATCAACCACAAGGAAACCCGTGAAATATCCCCACCTTGCAGCGCGCATTTTCAACGTGCCGCTGTTCATCCACCCGCAAAAGCTCGACGCCATCATTGCCGGTCTGGGCGAGCGCCTGACCGGCGTTCCGCTGAACTTGGCAGATGCCAGCGGCCAGAGCGGCCCCGGCACCGCGCCGGGCATGTTCTCCACCCGCAAGGGTGTGCAGGCGGCGCGCGGCTACCGCGTGGTCGATGGCGTGGCTGTGCTCAACATCAGCGGCGCGCTGGTGCATCGCTCGCGCATTGATGCCGACTCGACTTTCCTGCTGGGCTACAACGACCTGTGCGCCGATCTGGAAGACGCGATGGACAACACCGACGTTCACGCCGTCCTGCAGGTGTACGACAGCCCAGGCGGCGAGGTGCAAGGTGCCTTTGAATACGCCCAGCGCGCCCTGGCGCTGCGCGGCAAAAAGCCCATGATCGCCATCGCCGACGGCATGGCCGCATCCGCCGCCTACCTGGGTGCCAGCGCTGCCGACGAGATCATCGTGACCACGACGGGCTATGCGGGCTCCATCGGTGTGGTCATGCGCCATGTGGACATGTCCAAGGCAATGGCCAATGAAGGGCTGGCAGTCACCCACATTTTTGCCGGCGCGCACAAGATTGACGGCAACCCATTCGAGCCGCTCCCGCTGGCGGTGCATGCCGACATGCAGGCCGAAATTAACAGCCTTTATGACGAGTTCATCAACGCGGTGGCACCCAACCGCAACATGCAGCCCGCCGCCGTGCGCAAGACGCAGGCCGCCACCTACCGGGGCGTGGCCGCCATCGCAGCCGGGCTGGCTGACCGTGTCTCGACCACCGACCAAATGATTTCAGAACTTGCCGCGCGCCGTGCGCGGTCACACCCTGCCGGGCCGTCGGCCCGCTCTACAGCCAGCAATCCTCAAGGAGCCTTCATGCCAGGTAACACCACCCCCGGCGGTCAAACAGCCGCCACCACCGCCGCCACCGCCAGCTACACCCAGGCCGATGTGGACAGCGCCCGCGCCCAGGGCGCAAACGCTGAGCGCGCCCGCGTCAGCGCCATCCTGACGCACCAGAGCGCCAGCGCCAACATGGCTTTGGCCGTGCAGTGCGTCAACGTCGGCCTGAGCGCTGAGCAGGCTACCGCCGTCCTTGGTACTGCCCCCGCTGCTGCAGCGCCCGCCCAGGCTACGGCCAACCAGTTTGCCTCCGTCATGGCAAACATTCCAAACCCGCCAGTTTCCGGTGTCGAGGGCCGCAGTGCGCAGCAGGACGAGCCTGCCGCCGTTGCCAATTCGTGGAACCGCGCCTTTGGCATCCGCCCCCAATAAGCAGGGCAACCCTCTCACACAACAGGATCATCACCATGACCACCCTCACCGAAGGCCGCTACACCGGCGAGCACATCATCAGCGAAGCCAACGGCACGCGCTCGCGCGATGTCGTCACCCTCATCGCTGGCCAGAACCTGCAGCCCGGCACCGTGCTGGGCAAGATCACCACCGGCGGCAAATACACCCTGCTGGCCCCCACCGCCACCGATGGCAGCCAGGTCGCCGCCGCTGTGCTGTTTGCCGCCGTGGATGCCACCGCCGCCGACAAGCCTGCCGTCGTCAACTCCCGCGATACCGAGGTTGTGGGCGCTGCCTTGACCTGGTCCGCTGGCATTTCCGCTGGCCAAAAGACTGCCGCCACCGCCGATCTGAAAGCGCTCGGCATCGTCATCCGCTGATCGTCAGCAAATCCTTAAAAAAAGAACGGAAAAAACATGGCTCACATGGACGTTTTCAATCAACGCGCCTTTGGCATGGTCGAACTCTCGGGTGCCGTGCAGCGCGCCCCGTACAAACCGCGCTTTCTGGGCGATTTGGGCATCTTCACGCCCAAGCGCGTGCGCACCCCGCTGGTGTCCATCGAAGATAAGGGCGGCGTCCTCTCGCTGATCCAGACCAGCGAGCGCGGCGCACCGCTGGGAGAGGGGCAGCGCGAGAAACGCAATATGCGCGACTTCCGCACCGCCCGCATCGCGCGCGGCAACACGCTGTACGCCACCGAAATTGAAGGCATCCGCGCCTTCGGCACTGAAAGCGAACTGCAAAACGTGCAAAACGAAGTCGCTGAAATCATGGACGGTGCCACCGGCCTGCGCGCCGCCGTTGAGCTGACGCACGAAAATATGCGCTTGGGCGCGGTACAGGGCATCGTGGTGGACGCCGATGGCAGCACCATCTACAACTGGTTCACCGAGTTCGGCATTGCACAGCCCGATGAAATCGACTTCGATCTGGATAACGCCACGCCAGCGTCGGGCGTCGTCCGCAAGAAATGCAACGAGGTAAACCGCGCCATGCAGCGCGCTGCTGCTGGCGCATGGATTGATGGCAGCACCTACTCCGTAGGCATTTGCGGAGATGCCTTCTGGGATGACCTGACGGCTCACCCCGAGGTGCGCGCCACCTTTCTGAATCAGCAAAGCGCCAGCGAACTGCGCAACAACGTGGGCCGCGCCTTCAGCTCTTTCATGTATGGCGACATTCTGTTCGTCAATTACCGTGGCACGGATGACAAGAGCACAGTAGCCATCAGCACCGAAAGTTGCAAGTTCTTCCCGGCTGGCGCACCTGGCGCGTTCATCTCGGCCTTCTCGCCGGGCGAATTCCTCCCGTTCGTGAACACGCCCGGCCAAGACGTGTATGCAATGGTCGTCACCGACAAGGATCGTCAGGCTTGGGCGCGGCCCGAGATCTACAGCTACCCGCTGTTCATCTGCACACGCCCCGGCATGCTCCAGCGCGCCAAACGGACCTGATCACTATGGCAGCACTTGCGCCTTTTGCCGGTGTCGAGTCCCTGATCAATCAGGGCTGCGCCGCCACGCTGGCCAACGCCATCGCCAGCTACCAGGGCGGCGGGCCGTTCGGGGTGATCCTCGACAGCGCGCCCACTGAGATTTTTGGTGAAACGCTCGACACCGCCACCCGCACCTGCGGGTTCGACGGCGCGCATGCGCCCGGCATCGCCGAAGGCCACACGCTGGTGATTGACGGCACCGACTACCGCGTGAGCGGCGGCACGGTGCCCGATGAGACCGGCTGGCTGCAGTTGAAGATTTACCCCGTGGCGGCCTGATGCTGGCGCTCGAATCCCCCATCAAGGCCCGCCTGCTGGAGCTGCCAGCCCTCACCGGCTGGGCTGTGCGTGCTGGAACCGAGTTGACCGACCGGCGCATCATGCCCGCCGTTGATGTGCGCTGCTCTGGTGCCCAGACCCGCGACAGCGAGGCCTCTGCGGTCACGCTGGACCCGGTATGGACCATCACGCTGATCGTGCGTCGGAGCGATCAGGCCGCAGATCAGCTTGATGCGGCGCTGTCGGATGTCATCGGCAGCCTGCACAACTGGTATCCCGGCCAGATCAACAGCAGGCCGTGGCGGCGCATGGCTGTGCAATCTGTGCGCGAGCCTGAGTTTCCACCTGAAGGCTCCGCCGCCTACGAACTGATTTTTGTCACCAGTGCCGTGTATCACGGCCAGGTGCCGAACCGATAACCCAACAAGATTTTGAAAGAGTCCTCATGACCATCGCCATCACCAAACAGATTTACAAGCCCAGCATGACCGTGGGCCAGGTGTTTGCCCGCCTGTACGGCAGCACCGATGCACCCATGCCCATCGGCAACGTGCTGGAGCTGCAGATCGACCACAGCGAGGATACGCAGACTCAGCCCGATATGACCGTGCTGGGTGGCGGAACCTACAGCGAGGTGCGCCGCGTGAAGGAAGTCAAGATTTCCATGAAGCTGGCCGACTTGAATGTCACCAATCTGGCGCGCAGTATTCTTGGCGTCTCCAGCGCCGTGGCCACCGGCACCGTCACCGACGAGGCCCACACCGTGCAGTTGGGCGGCCTGGTGCGGCTGGCACACATCGGGCCATCGGCCGTCACCGTGAAAAAAGGTGCGACCGTGATTGCCGCTGCAGGCAATTACACAATCAGCGCGGCGGGCCTGCGCCCCCTAGCCGACGCCGACGATCTGCTCGACGATGACGACATCACCGTCAGCTACACCCACCCCGCTTATGCAGTGGTCGAAGCCATGACCACCAAGGCCCGCGAACTGGAGCTGATTTTCGAGGGCCTGAACGAGGCCGACAGCGGCAATCCGATGGTGGTTGAAATCTGGCGCGCCAGCCAGGGCATCACCAAAAAGCTGGCCCTGATCAACAAGGATCACAACACGCTGGACGTGGAAGGCACGCTGCTGCTGGACCCGACCAAGACGGCAACCGGCGTCAGCCGCTACTACAAAGTCTCGATGGTTTAAGCCGCCCGGTGCGCAGCCTGCGCACCACCTCCCGCCACGGCGCCGGAAAGTGCCGTGGATGCCGCTGCATCGCCCTAAAACAAAAACCACCTACTCCAGACTATGGCAATTAAACCCATCGAAATCCAGATAAATGCCGAAGTGACGGGAGGCGCTAGCCTGGAAACGCTGGAAAAAAACTTGCGAACCCTCGGAAATACTCTTGATGGGGATTTGAAAAGGCAGGCCAATCTAGCCGCCGAGGCACTTAGGGGGATAGGCGAAAAACAACAGGCGATTGAGGCATTTAAAACGCTAAAGGTTGAAGCAAATCAGGTCAGCCAAGCGCTGAATGCTGCCGACCACAGCTTTCAAGCGCTCGCCAGCGACCTTCGCGTGGCGCAAGCCAGTACGCAGGCGATGGCTGGTGCGCAAGCTGCTGCTGCTCAGGTCATTGTCGATACCAAGGCCAAGATCGAGGCGCAGCGCGCTGCCCTGGTGCAGCTGCGCACAGATAACGCTGGTGCCGCCCGCAGCACTGATGCCTACAAAGAGGCTAACGCCAATATAAAAACAGGTCTGGACAACTTGCGCACCAGCCTAAAGCAGCAGAGCGATGAGCTGAAGAATGCGACAGCCAGTGTCAAAGCTGCGGAGCAGGCTGAAAAGTCACTCTCCTCAGAATATGAACGATCACTGTCTGCAGCGCGCAGGCTGTCGGCTGAAATGGGGGAGAAGACCCGCGCCTTAAATGAGTCGCGCGCAGCCTTGAAGGCTGTTGGAATTGAGACCACGGGCCTGGCGCAAACTGAAAAATTACTGGGTCAAGCTGCGGCTGAAGCTCATGGAAAAGTCACAGCAGCCCAGCGCGAACAGGCTGAATCCGACCGGCTAGCCGCAATACAGATTGCAGGGCTGGCCCGAGCACGTCAGGCTGGCATTGCAGCCCTGGATGCCGAACGCGCTGCGCAGCGTGACGCTGCAAATGTAATCAAGCAGTACAACGCCAGCATCGCTGCCTCTGCGGCTGCAGCTGCTGCGGCAGCCAAGGCGGCAGCGGCGGAAATGCGAGAGGCTGACCGGCTGCTGCTGATTGAAGAAAAAGCAAAAGAGGAACAGTCGAAAAAAGGCCGTGCTGCCCTGCTGGCAGAAATAGCAGCTCAGCATGAAGCTGAAGCCTTGATTCGGAAAATGGCAGCAGCAAGGGCCGCAGAATCTGCCGCCCAGCAGGCTGCCGCAGAGGCTCAGCGCAAAGCCAATGAAGCGCGGCGCGAACAGGCTGAATCCGACCGTCTGGCAATAATCCAGATGGCGAATTTAGCCCGCGTACGCCAGGCCGGCCAAGCCGCTCTTGAGGCTGAGCGCGCCGCCCAGCGTGATGCCGCAAAGGCCACCGAGCAATACAACGCCCGAATCGCTGCTGCCGCTGCTGCTGCGGCAGCAGAGCAAAAGCGGCTGGCCGATGCCGCCAAGGCCGCCGCCGCAGAGCTGGCTGGCGCATTCCAGACGGTGGGCGTGCGCAGCGCCACTGAATTGCGGGCAGAAATCGCCCGCGTCCGTGCCGCAATGGACACCATCCGCACCAGCAGCGGTGCCACCGGGGCCGGGCTGCAGAGCGCTTTTTCTGCAGGCAACGCAAAAATCAAAGAGCTGGAGCTGAGCCTGCGGCAAGTCGAGGGCACCCTGACATTTGCCGACAAAGCGCGCGCTGCGTTCAGCACGGGCATGGGCCAAATCACCGGAGGCAATCTGGTTGCCAACGGCATCAGCTATTTGGTCGGGAAAGTCTCTGAACTGGGTGCCGCTTTCTGGAAGTCGAACACCGAACTTGAGTCAACGCGCCGGGCACTGGATGCCATTTACAAAAACAGCACCACTGCCGCATCGCAACTTGAGTTTTTGCGCAAGACTGCGGACAGCGCGGGCGTGTCGGCTGGCAGTTTGTCGAGATCATTTATTGGATTTTCAGCGGCCACAAAATCTGCTGGAATCCCGCTTGAAACCACCAATGCGCTGTTTAGCAGCGTCACAAAAGCTGGTGCCACGCTCGGCCTGTCCACCGACCGCGTATCCCTTGCTCTGCAGGCTTTGAGCCAGATGGCCAGCAAGGGAACCGTGCAAATGGAAGAGCTTCGTGGCCAACTTTCGGAAAATTTGCCGGGAAGTCTGTCTCTGGTTGCCAAAGGTTTGGGGTTAACTGAGCTGCAGTTGATCAATCTGGTCAGCTCTGGCAAGCTGGCCGCCCGCGACCTATTCCCGGCGCTGGCTGAATCGCTCAAGTCGATGGAGGGCGACACAAACACCGCTGCAGGCAGCTGGGAGCGCTTTAAAAACGCACTGGAGCTGAGCCTGACGAATGTGGGCGACTCGGGCGGCATGGCGCTATTGACGCTGTCTCTGCGCACGCTGGCCGCTGTGCTGGGCGTGATTGTGGTTCCGATTGCAACCTTCATCGAGATAATTTTTGGCGCATTCAAAGCCGCTGCTGTGCTGTTTGGGGGGTTGGTCACGCTGTCCAATCCGCTCAATGCGCTGAAGGAAATTTTCGGCGATGCGTCGGGCCGCGTCGGGGCGCTCACTGAGTCGTTTGCATCGGCGGCGGGCGTGGCCGGTAAACATGCTGATGCGCTGGTCGTCTCGACCGAAGCCACTCGGGTAAATGGTCAGGCCGCCGCCGCATCTGCAGCGCAGATCGCCAGCGCCACCGCCGCCGCCCAGGCCAATGCCGCCGCCACCGATGGCGTGGCGCTGGCCCAGAAAATCATGGGCGACAGCACCACGGGACTGGGCACAAAGTGGGTGCAGCTCAGCGTCAAGCTGGGCGAGATCACGGTGGCGCAAGAAAAGCAAGTGGCGGTCGCTGAAAAGCTGGCTGCAGCCGCAAAAATTGAGGGTGACAGCATCGTTGCGCTTACCCGATTGCGCGGTAACGACGCAGACACAATGCAGGCTGAAATTGCCGCTGCTGAAAAAAATGTGGCAGTGCTGGGAGCGCTGGCCAGCGCCCGCAATCAGGCTCTGGCAACGCTGCAGGCTGAACTCACGCAAAAGCTCGCGCTCGTGGCTGGCAACGAAGCTGAATCCAAAGCCCGCGCCAAAGAAATCACCGACATCCGCACCAAGGCGGTGGCGATGGAAGCGGAAGCCGTCGGCAGTCAGAACGCTCTGGAAGCGGCCAAAAACGAAGCCACAGCGCGCCAAATCGCAATGGCTACCTACCAGGACAACGCGATGGCCGTGGCCTCGCTGCGCGTGGCCATGGAAAAAGCCATGCAGGTTGAGGCGGACTATATTGCCCTGGAAAAGCAGGGAATGATGAGCAAGGAATCGGTGACGGATGCGACCCGACGCCGCACGCTGGCCGAAGCACTCTACAAAGACGCGCTGGCCGATTCGATAAAAACAGAGGCTGCCCGATCCTCAGCTTTCCAGTCTCAATTCCAGCTCGAACAGGCGGGCTACAACTTGCTGACAGCTCAGGCCGAAGCTGAAAAACAAAAAGCCGTTCGCCTTGGAAATGAGTATGGATTTCGGCAGGGACTCATCAAGCAAAAAGAAATCGAAATCCAGCTGGTGGAGCTGCATGTCACCAGTCTGAACACTGAAGCCAGTGGAATTATTTCGGTGGCCAATGCAACTCGCGCCGAACTTGAAGCAAAAGGACAGCTCACAGAGGTGCAGCGTCTGAACATCGAAAACAGCATCCGGTCAGCTGAAATAAAACTGAAAGAAGCTGAAGCTACCGGGACGGTGATTACCGAGCTGAAAAAACAGCTTCAGGACATGAAAAACGGGATAGGTGTGCATGCAGAGTGGACTGCGGCCAAGCGCAGTGCCACATCAGCTTCAGATGCACACAAGTCTGCGCTAGGTGGTGAAACTGGTGCTACCCGCGCAAACACTGAAGCCGTCAAGGCACAGCAAGACGCCTTTGATCGAATGATGATGAAGTACACCCAGTCCAGCGCTTACACAGAGCGCCAGATTGATTTGCTTGGCCGGGAGGCTGCAGCTCAGCAAAAAGTCATCGATGCTGAGAATAAGCGCCGGGGCGTTGATAAAGACGGCTTTGCGACCGGGAAAGACGGTAACCGTCTTGTCATGGGCACCGACCTTGGAACGCTCACGGGCGTGATGGCGTTTTTGAAATCGGCGGGCGTCAATGATGAAGCTGCTGCCAAAAAGCTCGCCCTGGAGTTCAGCGACGGCAAGGGCAACGTTCAGTATTTTGGCAACAGCGCTCAGAAAAAATACGGCGGCGAAGCCAGCACGATGAGCTACGCGCTGCTCAAAGCCGCTGAAACCATCACTTTCGGCGACGGCGCTGGCACGCAAACCACGCCAGCGCCAGCGGCCACACCAGCGCCAGCCGCCGCACCGGCCCCGGCCCCGACAGCAGCCCCCGCACCGACCTACGTCACCAACTTCGCCTGGCCCATCGGCGGCGGCACGAAGACCGTGCGCACGCAGGATGCCGACAGCCAGGCCATCGTCAACGACCTGCTGCGCCAGCTTGCCGACGCCCGCAGCGTCTCCTCCCGTTAAATCATGAGCATCACCCTGACCTACAACGGCACCACGGCAACGCTCAGCGACCGCCTGCAGTGGACCGATGAGTTCGACTGGAGCCCGGTCGAGCAAAGCACCGAATACAGCACAGACGGCGCGCTCATCGTCGATGTCGGCCTCAAGCTCGCAGGCCGTCCCATCACGCTTGAGGGCACCGACACAGCCGCATGGATCAGCCGCGCCGCCTGCGCCACGCTCCAAGCCTGGGCCGCGCTGCCCGGCATTGAGTTAACGCTCGTTGTGCGCGGCGTGGCCCGCACCGTGATGTTTGACCACGCCCGCAAGGGCTTCAGCGCTCAGCCAGTCTGGAAGCTGCTCGACGGCGAGATCACGCCCGAGCTGCTGTACCTGCCCACATTCCGTTTCCTTGAGCTGTAACCCATGACCATCACCATCAACGACATCAAACTGCTCCAGTCCGAGCGCATGAGCGACACGCCCGACGGCGGCGGGCGGCGCACCAGCCGCGCCATCGTGGACGGGCAAAGCGGCAATGTTTTCCCGAAAGTCTCGCGCCTGGACAGCGTGTACGGCAAGGTGAACCTGCGCAAAATCTACGCCGGGGCCATGACGGCCAACCTCGACACCTACGCCGGGGCGCATGCGGCCGTCATGGATGCGCCCGACAACGACCGGATTCACGTCACGATTTTTTCGACGGGAAGCGATTTTGATGACCGAACCGCCGCCCGCGACCGTATCGAAAGCTATGTGATCAGCGGGCCTGAGTCGCGCATGACGCTGTTCGGACGGCAGTTGTCGGGGCAGCAGTCGATCCAGGTGTATCAGCGCGTGGACGAGACGCTGCCCAACATCGGCGACGTGCTGTGCCTGAGCAAAGAGACGGCCGGGGTCACCGATTACCAGCAGTATGTGGTGGTGGGCGACATGCAGCACGAGGTGCGCAATTTCGAGGATGAGCACGGCATTTTTACCTACCGCGTGATCGTCATCAAGATTGGCGCGGCGCTGCGCTATGAGTTCAACGGCCCGGCCACGCCTGGGCGTTACAGCCAGATTTCCAAGCCCGCGCTGGTCCGGGGCACCACGGTGGCCGATGCGGCGCGGTATTACGGCATCGTGCCCGCCTCGGGCGCGCTCACGCACGGTGCTTTGGACATCATGCTCGACTCGATTTATTCGACCATCGTGCCCTCGACCACCCGCGACGCGGCGCTGAGCAACATGGAGATGGCCAGCGCGGCGCAGCTCATCCCAACTGCCGCCAGTGCCATCACGCAGACCAAAGCGGTACGGCTCATAAATAGTGGCGGCTCGGAATATACGTGGCACACCTACCACGCTATTGTCCCTGGGTCAGTGACCGTAAAGGCCTTTGGTGGGGCGTCGGAAGTGGCATCGACGGCCGTGGATGATGGCAAGGGAAACTTTGTCCTGGACCCTAATTACGTGCTGTTTGGCAGCGTCGATTACCAGACCGGCATCCTGGTGATCAAAGCCCAGCTCGGCGTTGACATGGATGAGCTGCGCATCATCTTTGTCCCGGCTGTCGAAGTCTCTCAGCCGTCCCATACCCAGGCGGTCCCCATCACCCTGGCCACGCGCGGCACGGTGTATGCGCAGACCCTGCTGCCTATTCCGGCGCCGGGCACGCTGCGGGCGGCTTACCGGGCGCTGGGGCGCTGGTATTCCCTGCGCGACGATGGCGCGGGCGTGGTGGCAGGCGTTGACCCAGCCTATGGCGCTGGCAGCATCGACTACACCACGGGCGCGCTGGTGGTCACGCTGGGCGCGCTGCCCGATGTGGACTCTGCCCTGCAGTTTTCATGGGGCAGCCGTGTCCACTACATGATCCGGGCGGGCGCTACGTCCGCCGCTGGAACGGCGGTGCAGCAGGTCATCACGCTCACCGATTTGCCGATTGCGCCGAACACGCTCACGGCGAGCTGGGAATCTGGCGGCGTGGTCCACACAGCGGCGGATGCAGGCGGCGCGCTGATTGGCGCCGCCACCGGCACCGTCAACCGCACCACCGGGCAGGTGGTGATCAATTACGCGGCAAACATCCCGGACAGCGGCACGGCGTTGACGCTGGCCTACAGCAAGCTGGTGCCCGATGCGCCCAGCGAGCCGACCTACCTCGTCAATTCCGTGGGCATCACGGACATCACGTCGATCAACCTGGGCAGCGTGGTGACGCCCGGCGGGCTGGAGCTGGGCATCGTCACCGATGCCGGTGTGGTCAACCTGCGCGACGACGGCAACGGAAAACTGTTCACGATTGAACAAACCGTGAGCGTCGGTTACGGGGTGGCGTCGGGTCAGGAAATTGGCACGGTCAACTACGTCACAGGCATGGCGGCCATCACGGCCGAAATCGCCATGACGTATTACGACTGGAGCCCGTCTTATTCAACACTGGGCGCAACCAGCGCATAAAAAATCATGGCATCCTGGTCCAACATCATTGATTCCTACCCCGCTACCGAGGGGCTTTACACCATCAGGATTCGTACTGGCGCCCCGGCCAACCTGCACCCTGTCAGCGTTGCCGTCAGCGCCGCCGATGCGCCGCTGCAGCTCGACCTGACGCGCAACCTGACCGACGCAGTGGTGCCCAGCTCTGTCGTGTTTGAATTTGCGGGAAAGCGCTACATTGACCGCGCTGGCACGCTCTACACCGACGTGGACATGGCCACGGGCAGCGCCCTGGAAGCCGGAACGCTCGACTACGACACCGGCATGGCGCGGCTCACAACATGGGCCGATGGCGTGCCTGCAGCGCTGGCCGTGCGCGCCTGCCTGACCACGTTCGGCCAATGGACGGCGGTCGGCGTGTCATTTCGCACGGCAGGCTCTCCCGTGCGCCCGGCGTCGCTGTATGTGCAGGTCAATGACAAGGCGGGCGCGCTGATAACCGCCACATCCGACGTGAACGGCAACATCACCGGGGCGCGGGCGCGTGGCCACATCAACCAGCAAATGGGCAACGCCTGGGTGGACTTCGGGCAGATGGTCAGCGCCACCGGCAAGGAAAGCGAGCCGTGGTACGACGCGGCCAATGTCGTGGGCGGCATGATCTGGGAGCCTGCGGCCGTGCTGCCCGCCACGCTGCGTTACAACGCTGTGGTGATCACCAGCGTGCCGCTGGACGCCGACATTCTGGGCTTGGACCCGGTGCGTCTGCCCTCAGACGGGCGCGTGCCGATTTTCCGGCCCTCTGACGTGGTGATCGTCCACCACACCGGCAGCCTGGCGCTGCCCAATCCGGCCGTGGCCGGGGCGACGTACAGCACGGGGCGCGGCAGCCTGTCCGATCTGTGGCTGGTCGATGCGGACGGTGCCCGCGTACCCGCCAGCCTCTACACGGCCAGCCTGGCGCTGGGCACCGTGACAATGGCCGCCCCGCTCAACCTGACCGGCGTTGCGCAGCCGATGACAGTGCGCCATCGCATCGAAGAGATGAGCCTGGCCACCGATGTGCGGATCAACGGCGAAATCACCCTGCGCGACCCGCTCACGCGCGATTACCCGGACGGTGTGCAGGTCAGCTCGACGCTGGTGTTCGGCGACCTCGCTGCGCGCGTGACGCATTTGTTTGATCAGTTCAGCTGGACGGGCGAATGGTCAGACGCGCTGATCGGCGATCAGGCTACGGGCCAGTACAACGACATCGACTATCCGCTGGAAATGCTCAACAACGGCGCGGTGAGCGAGCGCTGGCGCTTGAGCTTCACCGGTGCCACCACATTCCAGGTGATTGGTGAAAATCTGGGCGTCATCGGCTCGGGCAGCACCAGCGCCGACCTGCAACCCATCAACCGACTGACCGGCCTAGCCTATTTCACACTGCGGGCGGCGGGCTGGGGCGGCGGCATGCAAGCGGGCAACCAGCTGCGCTTTAACACCCTGCCCGCCAGCAAGCCGATCTGGTGCGCCCGCACCGTGCTGCCCGGCGCCACGCTCGACGGCGACAGTTTTGATCTGCAGCTGCGCGGCGACGTGGACGCGGAGTAAGCCATGCAGATCAAACACGTCATGCCATCAAACTGGGGGGACACAGCCGAAGAAGGTGTGATCCAGCCGTCCGAAGTTGCGGACCTCGAACACCAGGTCAATCTCAGCCCGGAGGACATTGCATTGCTGACCGGCCCGCAGGGTCCAGCCGGACCAACTGGCGCGACGGGCGCCAAGGGCGATACGGGCGCGGATGGTGCGACCGGACCTCAAGGTCCAATCGGCCTGACTGGCGCGGATGGCGCGGATGGCCCGACCGGCCCGCAGGGGCCAGCCGGACCAGCAGGCGCGGACGGTGCGACCGGCCCGCAGGGGCCTGCCGGACCAACTGGACCGCAGGGTGCCGATGGCGCTGACAACATTGTCATCGGGGGGAGAAATCTCGCCATTGGCTCAAGCAATGGCGTGGGCTGGCAATACGACTACAGGGAGGGGCCGGAGTTTCGGATGATTCGCGCATCCACTGGTGAGGCTGGATATATCTACTCTGACCACATATCGCTACCAGCCAATACACAGATAACCCTCAGTTTCGAGGTGAAAAACATAGGTGTTTTTGGCGGTAATGACCTGTTTTTTCTTCCTGAAAATTACCCCATTGAAGAGTATTGGACTGCTCAGCACCCATTGTCGGAAGACTGGGGCAAGCGCAGCTTTACATTGGTGACTCCTACAAGTTGGGTAAGCCCTGTTCGTATCCGGTTTGACCACAACGGAGGAGATGGTACTGAGGCTACGCTGTGCATTCGCAAAGTGAAGGTCGAGTACGGCAACGTTAAGACGGACTGGACCCCGCCTGTTGAAGACATAGATGCCGCCATATCCGCAGCCCAGGCCACCGCCAATGCGGCGCTGGCTGCGTCAGGCCAGCCCGGCCCAGCTGGACCAACCGGGCCACAGGGGCCAGCCGGACCAGCGGGCGCAGATGGCGCGACCGGCCCAGCGGGCGCGGATGGTGCGACCGGGCAGCAGGGACCAGCCGGACCAGCTGGACCGCAGGGTGCCGATGGTGCGACCGGCCCAGCGGGCGCGGATGGTGCGACCGGGCAGCAGGGACCAGCCGGACCAACCGGACCGCAGGGTGCCGATGGTGCGACCGGCCCAGCGGGCGCGGATGGTGCGACTGGGCAGCAGGGACCAGCCGGGCCAACTGGACCGCAGGGTGCCGATGGCGCTGACACCGTAGTCATCGGGGGGAGAAATCTCGCCATTGGCTCAAGCAATGGCGTGGGCTGGCTATACGACTACAGGGAGGGGACCGAGTTTCGGGTGACTCGCGCATCCACTGGTGAGACTGGATATATCTTTAGCCACACCATGCTGCTTGCCGGGAATGCGCAGATGACTCTATCGTTTGAGTCCAGGCAAATTGGCAGTGTAGGCAGCGCTGATCTTTTCATTTTGGGCAATGAATACTGGATAAATGGGGCAATTTTGTCGCCAGGAAACTATCCACTTTCTACGTCATGGACCAAAAACAAAATTACGTTTCTTGTCCCTCCCGGATTTGACGGAGTCCCTTCGAGCATCCGCTTTGACCACAACGGCGGTGACGGTTCAGAGTCCAGCGTTTGCGTGAGAAACGTAAAACTCGAACATGGCAATAAGCCGACCGATTGGACGCCGCCCGTTGAAGATGTAGATGCTGCCATATCTGCAGTCCAGTCCACTGCCGATGCAGCGCTGGCTGCTGCAGCAGCAGGCCAGCCCGGCCCAGCTGGACCACAGGGTCAAACTGGAGCAACTGGTGCGACTGGCGCGACTGGTGCGACCGGCCCAATCGGGCTGACCGGCGCCGCTGGCGCCGATGCAATCACACTCGTTTTAAGCAGCGACTCGGCATCTGTCACCACGGATTCTGCGGGCGAAAACGGCGTATTTACGAACTGCAAAACGACGGCCAGGATCATGGTGGGCAGCGTCGATGACAGCGCAAACTGGAGCGTGACCACATCCCCCAGCGCCGGTATGGGCGCGTCTCTTTCCGGTAAAACCTGCACTGTCAATTCGCTCACGCCCGACACCGGGTATGCGACCATCACTGCGACCAAAGCCGGGATGACGCTCACAAAAATATTTTCCGTCTCCAAGTCCAAACAGGGTAAACAGGGCGATACCACGCAAGCCGCGCCGCTGGCGGCCAACGCTACAGCCACCCTGAGCACTGGTGCGGTGATAGGGCACATCGTCACCAGCGCGCCCACTGGCCCCATCACCTTGACGCTACCCTCGGGCGCGTCCATGAGCGTGGAGCTGAACAATGCAAGTGCCGGGGATGCTGTGAACTGGTCGCTGATCAACCTTTCAGCGTTTGTCGTCACGCTGGCACCGGGAGCGAGCGGCAGCCACCCCATCGTCGGCTCGGTGACGGTGGCCGCTGGCGCATCGGCGTCGCTGCGCAGTGTGAAATCGGTCACGGCCAACACCTACACCACGTACCGGATGGGTTGATGTTTTCAGCGGCATTTTCCAGCGCATTTTTACACCCGCGTGCGCCGACTAAAAAGCGTCTCCATCTCGGCGTTGGCAACTGCTGGGGCGGCTCGGGTGCGCTGGACAGGTCAATAGCCGCGCCCACCGCAGCAGCCCAAAATGCCGACCGCACCACTGCGGCTGTTTGGCATGCTGGCGCCAAAAACATCGACGCCAGGCGGGCCATCGTCTGGCGTCCATCCCGTCAGGCTGACAGCACCAGCGCGGCGCCCTGGGGCGGGCCGATGGGTGTTGCGCAGGCTCAGGCGCGCATGCCGTGGGCGCTGGCCGTGCCAATCGACCGCGTGAACTGGGCGCCTTGGGGCGGGCCGCTGGCCGTGGTGCAGTGCCAGCGCATTGCCGTATGGCAGACAGCCCGGCCAGCCGACGAGCGCACCGGGGCGCCGTGGGGCGGGCCGCTGGCTGCAGCGCAGCGCCCTACCGCGTTGTGCTGGGTGCTGGCTGTCAGCGCGGCGCCCGAAGTTCTGGCGCCGTGGGACCGCTACAGCCTGACGCTCAATCCGGGCTGGGGCATCGTCACGCCAGGGGTGGACGACACCGTGACGCCCGGCGCCAATGTCGTCGTTCCAACTTTAAGGTCTTATGTGACTATCAATTCCATCACCCTGCGCCGCGTGGACGGCGACATGCCTATCCCCATTTATGGGTTTTCGATGTCACTCGACTGGCAGTCCTGGACCTGGAGCTGGGGCGCCAGCATTGCGCTGGCCAGCCTGCCCCTGATCACGCCGGGCAGCGACGGGCAGCCCGTCGAGGTCGAGGCCGTCGTCAACGGCGTGCCGTACCGTCTGGTCTGCGAGGGGTTTGGCAGCCAAAAGCAGTTTGCCAGTGGCCGCGTGGGGGTCAAAGGGCGCGGTCTGGCCGCTGTTCTGGACGCGCCCTATGCGCCTGTCCTCAACTTCACCAGCGCCAGCGACCGCACCGCCCAGCAGCTCATGCTGGACGCGCTCACGATAAACGGCGTGAGCCTCGGCTGGGACGTTGACTTTGGCCTGACCGACTGGCTGGTGCCGGGTAACACCTGGGCGCACCAGGGCGAGTACATCAGCGCGATCACGGTTATCGCGCAAGCGGCGGGCGGCTATGTGCAGCCGCACGACACGGGCAAGACGCTGCGCATCCTGCCGGGCTATCCAGTTGCGCCGTGGGACTGGGGAGATGTCACGTCGCCTAAAGTCCCTGTCACGCCAGACTTTGAGCTGCCCTCGGCCGTGGTGACGTTGGAGGGCATCGACTGGACGCGCAAGCCCGATTACAACCGGGTGTTTGTCAGCGGCATCGGCGGCGGCGGCGTGCTGGGGCAAGTCACCCGCGCAGGCACGGCTGGCGACATCGTCGCGCCGATGGTGACAGATGCCCTCATCACGCACGCCGACGCGGCCCGCCAGCGCGGCCTGTCGGTGCTCGCCGATACCGGCATGCAGGCCCGCGTCAATCTCACGCTGCCGGTGCTGGCCGAGACTGGCCTGATCAAGCCTGGCAATTTTGTCCGCTACACCGATGCGGGCACGGCGCGCATGGGCCTGGTGCGCAGCGCGGCGCTG